AAATGCGCCGGGGGCGGCCGATCGGCCGCCCCCGTGCGAGGTCAGGATTGCGCCGCCGAGGCCGGATCAGGTCCGGGCGGCGAGCGTGACGAAGTGCGACTTGGTCGCCGACCCCTTGGCCGGGCTGACCGGCTCGGAGAGGAACGGCTGACCGCCGAGGCGAGCCGTCCAGCGGAAGGCGCGGATGTTGTAGTCGAAGTAGAGATGCATCGACTCCGCGAAACGCACGCCGCTCGCCTTGTAGGGCAGGTAGTAGCCCTTGGGGTCGACGAACTGAATGTCACCCTTGTCGCCGAGGGTCTGGGCGTGCTCCGTCGGCATAACGGGACGGCCGAACAGCATGCCGCCCGGGGCGTTGGTGAAGCCCGTCGAAGGCGGCGTCCAGATCGGCTGATCGCCGAGAGTCATGAGCATGAGCTGCGGAATGGCGTCCGAGTTGATCAGCCAAATCGCACGGCTCAGCGACGACGGCAGCATGCGAGCGTACATGGCCGCGACATTCTCCGCGACGATGGTGTCGCCGGCCTGACCGTTCTTCTTGGGGACCGTCACCAGGGCCGGGGACTTGAACCACCCAAGCGGCTGGCCCGAGCCGGTGCCGTTCACGACCGCCTCCGACCGCTTCCAGTTGAGCGCCCGGGCGGCGCCGCGGGTCACCCGCGAGGCCAACCGCGGCGCGTCTTCCAGCAGCTCCTCGGTCGCCAGCACGAAAGCGTACAGCTCATGCAGCTTGACGTCGGTGGTCTCCGTCGCCAAGCGCGAGGGATCCATCTTCGACCCTTCAGCCCGCCAGCTGGCCTGGATGCCGGTCGCGCCCCAGGGCGTCGTCTCGTCGCGCAGCAGCCCAACCTGGTTGCTTTCGGTCGGCTCGGTGTCGACCATGTTGGCGATCGACTCTTCCTCAAGCATGAGCTCGTAGATCTGGTCGCGATAGGCCGGCGGCACCATGAAGCCGTCGCTGGACCCACGCTCCATGTGATAGTCGCTCGGCGCGGCCTGCATCATCTGCTCGCCCGCCTCGGCCAAACGCTTGTTGGCCTCGGCGGCCCGAGCGCCGTCGCCGGGAGTCAGAGCGTGAGCGACGGTCTGGGCGAAGTCGCCCAGGTTGCGAAAGCCGCCCGTGCGCGCGGGATTCGGCTCGCTCGACGCGACCGCGAACGCCGGCAGACGGGTCGACGCGTTCAACCCATCCCGAATGCCCTGCCGGCGCAGGTCCGCCTGCACGGCGGACAGCTCCTCAGCCGTCGCCTCCGCCTTCGTCTCCCACTCGTCGCGCTGGGCGAGCAGCGCATCGAGCTGCGACTGCTCCTCCTCGCTCAGCTCGTCCTTCGCCTCCAACGCCGTGATCTGCCCCTCCAGCTTGTCGCCCTCGGCCCGCAGATCGGCGGCGCGCTGCTTCAAGACCTTCAGGTCCGTCCGCTTCTTCTTAAGCGCCATGATCGTCACTCCACTTGATCGAGCCGGGACGGAAAAGGATTCCCGTGCGGCGTCGGCGTCCCGGCGGATACCGACGTCTGGGAAAGGGGTGAGCCGCCTTGACGGCGCTCGTTACAGCTGGGCGCGAAGCAAGGCCGCGCGCGCGCGGCCGGTGCCGGACGCCCGCCGGCGCGGGGGCGCGGGCTGGGCGGCGCGCGGCGCGGACGGAGGCGCGGCTACGGCCAGGCGGGAAAGGACGCTGCGCAGCGTCTCGACGCCGTCGATCATCCCTTCGGCCATCGCACGGCGGGCGAGAAGCACCTGACCTTCGCCAAAGCCGGCGCGGACGGTCTCCTCGTCGACGCCGCGGCCGCGCGCGACGGCCTCAACGAACAAGCCGTACATGTCGTCGACGCGCGCCTGCAGGACGGCGCGGGTCTCGTCGGTCAGCGGCTCGAAGGGGGCGCCCGCCGTCTTGTAGCGACCGGCGTGAATGGCGGTTTGCTTGATCCCATCCTTGGCCAGGCGCTCAGACCGATCGACATGCATCATGATGACGCCGATCGAGCCGACGTTGGCCGACGGCGAGGCCACGAATTCGGCGGCCTGGGTGGCGATCCAGTAGGCGGCCGAGGCGGCCATGGCGTCGGCGACGGCGACGATCGGCTTGTCGCCGCCGCGGGCCTGGTACACGTCGTCGGCCAGCTCGGCGATCCCGTCGGTGTTGCCGCCGGGACTGTCGATATGCAGCACGATCGACGACACCTTGGGGTCGTCCAGCGCTTCAGAAAGATCTTCGCGGACCTGCTCGACGGACGTCATACCGCTGACGTCACTGAACATGCTGGCGCGGTAGGTGATCATGCCGTGGATCGGGACGATCGCGGTGGAGCCGCTGCGAATTCGGCGCACGCCCTGGGCCGCCTTCATGCGGCCGGCGGCCTCCAGGCGCGCCTCGATCTCAGCCGGATCCAAACGTTCGCCCGCGCTGCGCAAGGCGAGGAGTTCAGAGATGACGGCGACGGTCTGCGGGGCCAGCGCCCACACGCTTTCCTCCACCGCGCGGACGATCCGCGGGTAGGCGCATTCGGTCAGTTTCATGCGATCACTCCTCGGGCGGCGCGGGCGGAGGCGACCGATCGGTCGACGGCTCGGCGGGGGCGTCCAGCGGCGCCATGTTGACGGCGCGCAGATACTGCTCGCCGCCCTCGACAGGGTTCATGTTCTCCATGCGCCGTACGTCATTGACGGACAGCCAACCGGACTGAATACCCTTCGAGTAGGCTTCATAGCGCTTATCGATCGCGCCTTTCAGCAGGCCGAGCACGTTGAACTCGGCGAAATAGGCGTCTGGATCGAGGCCCCGGGCCTCGCTCATCGGGCGGACGATGTCTTCGTCGATGCGCTGCTCGAAAAGCGTCAGCCAGGGCAACAGCGTGTCGGTCAGGAACGCGATCGACTGCTCTTCGATGTTGGAAAAGGTCGCCCGGTCCAGGCTGCGAATCTTATGCGGCGGCACGTTCCAGATCCGCGCCACTTCGATCGCCATTTCCTTGCGCGTCTCAAGGAACTGGGCGTGGTCGTTCTGAATGACGCGCTGGATGTACTCCTCAGCGCCCTCCAGGATCACATCCTTGTGCTGGTTGCGGCCGGTTCGCGCACGGTTCCAAGCGTCATGGAACTTTTCACGGTCCTCTTTCGTCTTAAAGAAACTGGGGAAGCGGACGATTCCCCCCGCCTGCCCGTCATTGCGGAAGTACCGCTCGCCATAAGCCATGACGGCCAGCGCATGACCCAGGGTCTCGCTGTTCGACTTGATCCGGCTGACGCCCTTGACCCCGTCGCGGTCAAGCGGCAGAGCCCGGATATGCCAGATCAACTCGGCCGGCAGGCGGCGTTGACGGCCGGTCAGCGGGTCAGTGATGATGTACGTCACCTCGCCGGTTCGACGGTCGCGGTCCAACTGCACGAAATCCGGGTGCCAGGGCTTGAGGCCGGCGAAGCCGTCGGCGTCCCACAGCCACTCGCAATAAGCGTTGCTGTAAAGCGCCGTCGTCCAGGCAAGCTCGCCCAGCCACTCGAACCGTGTACGGCCTGGCAGGGGGCGGTGCAGGATGCCGGCGGCAGGATGGTCCGGCGCGGGCTCGCGCTCGTCCCGATCGAGCTTCCGAAACACCTTGAGCGGCAGGTGCGCGATCGGCTCGGAAATCGCGTGCAGGCTGTCTCCGACCGCGGGAATTTGCAGCGCGCGTTCGGGCGTCACCACCAAGCCGGCGGCTGTCGGATAGAAGGAGCCGCCGCCGGTCCACCATCGGTCGTCGAATGCATCGCGATCGCCGCCCTCCGCGGCGCTCGCTAGCAGCTTCTTACCGACCCACCCGAGAAGACTCATAGCACCAGCACCTCGTAGTCTTCAGGGACGGAAACCTCGGTTTCCCGCCGCGCCAGCACGCGATTGAGCGCCATGATCGCGGCGACGGCGCCGTCGATTTTGCGCTTCGAATCCTTGTGCTCTTTACGCGGGAAGATGTTGTCTTTCTCGTCTCGCCGGCAGACGACGTTGGAGATCATCCAGCGCAAAACGGGATCGCCGTTGTGGCGGAGCTTGCCCTGCAGGACGAGGGCCTCCAGCTCCTTCATCGGCTCCGACATATTGGCGACGCTGTTCGTCAGGTCGACGATCTCGAAACCGGCGTCGCCCAGCTCGGCCATCATCTTTGCGGCCTGATAGCGGTCGAAGACGATTTCCTCGGCACGAACGGTCTTTAGATCCTCAATCAGATCCGCCTGGATGCGCGCCTGGTCGATCACCTCGCCTGGCGTCGCCGTCAACCAACCGTCTGCGACCCAGCCGGCGTAGCTGCTGTGCTGATCCATCTCGACGGCGGCTTCCGGCACATAGTGGCGCGCCAGGATGTCGACGCTGTCGTCGTCGCTTGTGAACACCAGGACCCGCGAGGCGATGTCGACGCGCGTCGCCAGGTCGAGCGCCGCGATGCACTCCCGCCCTTTGAAGTCGGCGAGCGTCATGCCCTCGACCTTGGCGGCGTCCCAGCGCAGCATATCCATCCACGCCGTCGCGGCATTACACCAGATGTTGAGGCGCTTGGTCTTGAAGCCGTTGACCTTGCTGGCCTGGCGGATCGCGGCGCGCGCCTCGGTCCGCATGTTGTCGAGGCTGACAGAGACGCCCAAATTCGGGTTGGCCTTGACCCAGTTCTCTTCGGCCGTCCAGTCGTCGCCCTCGTCCAGCGTGTAGATCAGCGCGAAGATGCTCTCGTCTTCGTCGCGGCCCTGCAGGATGCGGGCGCAGTCGGTCCGAAGCTCGAAGCAGACGCCCTCCTGGTTGAAGCCGGCGGTGGTGATGTTCAACTCAAGCGGCTGTTCGCGCGAGCCGCGGGCGGTTTCCAGCACCTCGTAGAGGGCGCGGCCTTGCCAGGCGTGCAGCTCATCGTTGATCGTGCAGTGCAGGTTGAGGCCGTCTTGGCTCGACCCCTTGCCGTCGATCGCCTTAAAGCTGCGGCTGTCCTCCGGCACCTGAAGCGAATGCTTCATCGTCAGGAGACCGTAGTGGTTGCGCAGCTGCTCGTTGCGCTCCGCCATGAGGCGCGCCGCGTCGAAGACGATGCGGGCCTGTTCCTTCTTCGTGGCCGCGGCGACGATCTCGGCGCCGGGCTCGTCGTCGGCGCACAGCATGTAGAGGGCCAGGCCGGCGACCAGCGTCGACTTCGCGTTTTTGCGCGCGACCTCGATGTAGGCCTTGCTGAAGCGGCGCAGGCCGGTTTCGGCGTGAACCCAGCCAAACAGCGTGGTGATCAGGAAGATCTGCCACGGCTCGAGCCGAATCCGGCCGCCGCCGCGCGCCCACTTGCCCTTGATATGGTGCAGCAGCTCGATGAACCGGCAGACCCGCGCAGCCTTGGCCGGGTCGAAGGTGTAGGGAAACTCCGGATCCTCATGCTGGCGGCGCAGGTCGCGCAGCTGGCGCTCGCAAGCGAGGCGCACCAGCTCGCCGGCGAGTTGAGTCCCAGCGACCACATCCTCCGCGTAGAGCAGCCCTTCGGCGATGTAGTCGCGGCGGATGTGCGTCATCTACGGGTCGCGGAATCGCGCCTCCGTTTCTACAGGCCCGAGAATTCGTTGGCGGCCTGGTCGGCTTCCGGCGAACGGGGTTCGTCGTCGCCGAACAGGCCCATCTGGGCGCTGGCGTTCTGCACCATCGCCAGGCTGCGAAGCGTCAGACCCAGCTGCTCGGCCGCCTTCATCATCGCCTTGTGGGCGGCGTTGCGCAGGTTCACCTCGGCGCTGAATTGCTTGTAGCCGTTAGGCGTCTCTTGGAAGCGCGCGGCGCCGTTGCGCGCGCGGCACCGCTTCGACAGATCCTGGAACTCGACGTAGTAGACGGCGAAGCTGTGCAGCGCTCCCTTGAACAGCGGCGACCACTTGCCGAGGCGTTTCAGCTGCTGCGCCGTCTCGATATACACCGTGCGCTCGCGCGGCGTCAGATCCTTCGGCGCGACGATCGGCTCGCGCTGCGCCTTGCCGTCGACCGGCTTGGCCTCGGGCTCAGCCTTCGGCAACGCCGCGACCGGCGTGTCTTCCGCGCCCTTCACCAGATGCAGCGACGTCGGCTTCCGTCCCTTCATGCCTCACCTCCAACAGCGCGGGCCCAGCACCCCCCCCCTCCAATTCTCACCCCCCGCATAAAAAAACGATTTGGGGCACGTC